TGTGCGTCGTCTCAGTCGCCAGCGACCTGGCGAAGCACACGCCGAGCGAGCCCAGTGTGGCAGTCGAGACTTGCGTCGTGGCCGTGCCAAGGTTCAGCGTCACGCTCAGGACGCCAGCCGTGGCCATGTCGGCGGTGACGCCAGACGCGGCGAAGGACTGCGACAGAGCGCCCTTCGTGACCTGGCCGTTGATCGAGTAGTTGATGTCGGGCATTGCCTAGTCCTTATGCGGGCGGGAAACCAAAGTACGGCGCAAAATTGATCTCAGGAAATACTCGGCGAACCAAAATGTCTGGCACGCCCTGCGGAACGCCTGGAGGGAATTTCTGCGTGCCGTCTTCGTTCAACGCTTGAGGAGTAGACGCAGCCACGTCTGCGTCGCCTGCCTCCTTGCCTTTCACAAGGCATTCCACTTTGTCGGTGCCGTCTAGGCAGTTAAAGCCGACATGCGGCAGCAGCAAGTTCCAGCCGCTAGCCCTGTAGACGAGCTCCGTCGTGCCGCTCCAGTACCCAATCTCAATGCCGTTCACAACTTCATATTGCTTGCTGGCCGAAATGCCGGCGCACTGCCACGTATGTTTCGGTCCCCACAAGTAGCTAGACGCATTGATGCCGTTTGTCACGGCTGCCGCTACGTCTGCTGGAAAAGCAGCACGGTTCCAAGCAATCGTGGCACGCACCTCGGCCTCGAGCGTGGTGAGGCCCTCGAAGAAATCGTGAGCCGCGTTGACCAGGGGCCGCAGGGTGCCATTGCCGTTGCCGTGGTAGTACGTCAACGCTGGCACCTGAGCGCCACCGGTCGAGAAACTCCACACATCCGGGCGTGCCAGTGGGTTCGGATCTAGCTCTGCACTGCCAACTGCCGGCAACTCGTACGAGAACGTGGCCTCGACGTGAAACCTATCCGGCTCGCTGAAAGAACCGTTAAGGCATCGCAGGTACGGGTATTCCGGGTGATTGCTGCCATGGAAAATGCCGATGGCGTTGAGCACCTGCTGCGTAGGCGTGGCTTCGTCCACGGTGGCTACGAACTTGCGCTCAGCCGTTGGTGCCTCGCCGAAGCGATGCGTGAACGTTCGCGGGATGACTTCGCGGAATGAGGTGACTGCCACGGCTACGCCCCCAAGATGTCTACGGGGTTCGCTCCAATGGCAATGAGAGCCCGGCGAATTTCTTCAAGCTTCGCCAGCTGCTCTCGCTGTTGAGCAATCGCAGGATCTTCGCGGCCCGTGGCCAGCCCGAGGAACTGGGCGATGCCTTGCTGCGAGCGAATGTCGCTCACCTCCAGGGCACGGTTTGCAGGGCGTCGCAGCTCGGCGTCGATGTTGCGGCGGATCTCGATTCCTTCCGCAGCCAGATTCCGCAACGCTTCGCGAGCCTCGCCGCCGTCAATCAGCTTTTCGTTGAACGCTTGCCGCACGGCCTTGAACTGGTCGGCTACAGACGCGGCCGGCTTAAGGATTTTTTGATCGACGCCAAGCTCTTGCAACCTCTGGTCGCGGGCCTGCTGCTGCACGGTTTGGCGAGCCGCCTGGGCCAGCCGCAATCGCTCTTCTGCGGCCAGGATTCCGGCGATGTCGAACTGCCGTTCGGCCTGTGCCAACGCCGCTCTGGCGTTCCGTTCTTCATCGAGGATCGCCAGCCGGTCGTTGTCGGCCTTCAGCCGTGCTTGCTCAGCGCCGCTCAGTCCTTGCGTGGACAGCTCGGCCACGCGCTTGCGCGTCTCTTCTGCAAGTTTGCTCGATGCGTCGGCTGCAGCCTTGGCTGCGTCGGCGTCGCGCTTGCGGCCTTCCGCCAGCTTGCGGAGCGTTTCCGCGAGGCCCCTGGCCTGCACGTCCACCTTCTGCAGGTTCTGATACCAGTCAATGGCGTCAGGCGACAGACCCTCGGCGAACGTCTTAATTTGGTTGAACTGGTCGAGAATCTTGGTCGGCACTTGGTCCAAGCCGCCGAGATCCTTGGCCAGAGCCACGATGGCACCACGAGCCTCGTTGAGCGAGCCTTCGGCGAACTCGCGGATGCTGATGCTGGCAGGGACAGCTAGGGCTTTCTTGACGTTCTCGCCGAGGTTGAAAGCGGCAACGCCGGCGGCGTCTGTGTCCACTGCAAACTGCCGCATCGCCTTGTTGGCATCTTCGACGGCAACACTTACGTCAACGCTGCTTGAGTCTGCCGCGAGCGCCCACTCCGCCAACGCCCCGGCAGCAAGTCCAAGTCCAACGACCAAAGCACCGATGCCGGTGGAAATCAGCGTGCTTCGGATGGCAGCCCCGAGGCCTACCGTTGCGGCTGCCGCCGTGCCTACCGCAGCCGAGTAGCCAAACGCGGCCTTTGCCGATGCAACAAACGCACCCGCCAGCGTTGTAATTGCAGAGCCGATGGCCTGCCTGTTGATGAACGCCAATCCAGCGCCGATGGACGGCAGCAGGTTTGAAGCCAGCGGCACCGCAGCCTTAGCCACTGCCGACAGCGTGACCGCAAGGTCGGACAGCAGGCTTTCGACGTTCCGGGCCGCGTCCGGTACGTTGATGCTTTGCACAAATTTGACGAACTCTTGAGCGCCCCGAGTCAGTGCGGGATTGAGCTCGACCAACAGCCGGCCGGCGAGCTCGCGGAGCGATTCAGACGCCAGACCAAAGGCATCGTTAATTTCCTTGACCTTGCTGGCGTCGGTGTCGTTAAGCGTCCTTGAGAATCCGCCAAAGAATTCCTGCGCCCGTTGCAAGTTGTCCGGCAACTCGCGGAACGTCGGCAGCAACTCGGCACCCGCTCCCCCAAAGATGGCAACCGCAGCAGCTGCACGCTGCGCCGGGTTTTGAATGGCTGTGATCGCAGAGGCAATCGATGAGAACTGCTGCACGCTCGTCTGCGTGGCCAAGTCCTGCACGCTCAGGCCCAGCCCAGCGAGAGCGGCGCGAGCTTCCTTGCTGCCAGCGCCGGCCCGCGCGATCGTCACCTGGGCCCGCGTGAAAGCTTTGGCCAGAGCCTCGCTCGAGGCACCAGACAGATCGGCGGCGACCTGCAGGTTTCGCAGATCTTGAAACGACACGCCCAGGCTTCGCGACAGCTTGACCGTGGCGTCGATGCTATTTGCCGCACCGCTCGTAAACGCCGAAAAGGTGTTGGCGATCGACGAGATGCCGCTGATAAACGCCCGCGAAATCTCAATCGTCTTGAGCGTCGAAACGTCACGCGCCGTTTGCTTGGCCGCATACCCGAGCTTCTGCAGCTCGACCACGCCGGCGTTGATGCCCTGGGCCATGCCCGTGGCAGACGCCGACAACTGAAACGATATGCCAAGTCTCGATGCCATCGGTCATTTCTGGGCCAGGTCGGCCGCCATTCGTTTGAGTGTTTCTGCGATCTGCGTCGGGTGCTGCGGTGCGTTGCCTTCCACGGGAATAAAGTCGGCCGGCTCTGGTGGCTTCTTGCAGTGCGGTGCCAAGGCCGCCCACGCCAGCCACCCCGTTTGCGTCCAAGGATTGTCGAGCGGTCGAAACCAGCGGCTGTAAGCAATCCATTGCGAGAACTCGCGGGAGTCCATCGCGTCAATTTCCGCCACCGTTTTCTTGAGGTGCGAGGCCAGGTCGAACTTAAACCGCAAGCTCGGCCTGGCGTTCATTCCCCCGCTAGCTTCGTGATCTCCTCCTCGGTCAGTGCGTTGTGCTTGAGCGCCGCTTTCCACAGCCCGTGCATCTCGTCCACGCTGCGACGCTTGAGGGCCTCAACTCCCTCGGTGCCGGGAAACAGCAGCACGCCCTTTTCGTCGCAGATGCAGCGAGCCAAGAGCTCCGAGCGAAAGTCGGGAATGACAGGCACAGATTGCGACTGGGCGTCCAGCAGCTTTACCTCGTAGCTGTCACGATCGCCGACCGTCATCAGCCGGATGCACACTTCGCCACCAAACGCAGGCACGCGAATAATCTTGGCGTCGTGTGCGGAATCAATTTGGTCCCTGGTGAGCACTGGCATGGAATCAATCCTCGAAGATGTCGAACTCCACGGCGGTGCGAGTCACGCCGTTCACTTCGGCAGACGCACCTACAGATTTCAATAATGCCTTTATTGTCAAGCCAACGCCGCCGCCCGTGATGGTGAGCGTGTTGCGTTGGCCGATGTTGGCAATCGTCGGCGTCGCGCCTAGCGCGACCATCGACACGCTGCCGTGCGAGAAGTTGAACAGCCCCGCACCGCGCAGGACGTTCTCGCCGCCGTACGTCCACGAGAGATCTACGACCTCGGTAAACGCAACTGAGCCCCAGGTCGCGGCTATCCCAGTCGAGTACGTGGCCACGGAAACCTCCGTGGCTCAAGCCAACTGGAACTCTGCCGAGCCCCGGATCACGTCGTTGACGGACAGCGTCACCGCCGAGCTGTTGCAGGTCGCGGTGCCAGACACGGAAATGCCGCCCGTGATCGTCAGCGTGCCGCTGGCGTTTTGAGCGATGGCGTTCGTGCCAATGTACTCAATGCTTACGGTCTTGCCCGTGTCGCCGCCCTGCGTTCCAACCAGCGGACGCGCAAGACTCTTTACGCTTTCGCCGGTCGTCTGGCCGAGGTGCGAAATGTCGATGTTGTCCGCGCCGCCGCCAGTCGCTCCGAGCGTGTATGTGATGCTGGTGACAGTAAAAGTCGTGCCACCGAAAGCGAACGTCGTGCCGGAACTACCATGCGGCGTCGTGGCCATGTATCAACTCTCCTGCCAGCGGATGTCGTAGGATTGCGTGATCTGATACGCCGGCGGCATTTCGGCCCCGCCGAGTGAAACGAAGTCGTCGCTCTCGTTTTCTAGCGACACTTGATCCACTACCGTATTGTCCGCCGTCCCGCCGTACCCATCCAGAACCTTCCGCATGGCGTCGGCCACCGAACGAGCCTGGTCGTAGGTGGTTCCGAAGACGTTGTATTCCAGCGTCACCCGAGGCACGCCCATGGGGTTGCCGAGCGTCTGCTCCCGTTGGATGCCCGTGCGACGCCAGGTCACGAACGGCAGCGAGGCGGAAGCCGGGGCCAGCACGGGGTAGATCCGGGTGCCCACGAGCGACGTGACGGCAGTGGTGCCAACGAGGGCGGTGCGGAGAACCGCTTCCGGGGATTTCATAGGCCGAAGTCTCCGTATTTCTTCTGCGTCGCCCGGATGGCCGCCTGCAGCGACTTCCGCATCTCAATGTCGAGGATGCTCTGCATCTGGCCCTGCGTGGCCTGGAAAGCCCGCGTCAGTGGCCGGCGCGGCGGGCTGCCACGGACTTGGCCGGTGGCGATGAAGTCCACCGGGTAGCGACGTTGCCCAGGCCGGAAAAACGGGCCTCGCGTCTTGAACGACGACAGCACGCCGCTACGGTTGTCGGAAACCTTCTCTCGGAATTCCAGTCTTGTGCGAATTCGGCCGCCCAAAATGACGCGACCGCGCCGAATAGTTTTAGTTTTAAAGCCCGGCGTCCTGGCCTTGGTGCCGTACTCCACGAGGTGCGAGTGATAGGCCCTGTTGGGGCCCTTCAGCACGGTGCCGCCAATGAACGCCGGCGTGGCACCCTTCTGGCTCTTGCTGTTGACCGGACGCCGGAAACCCACGACCACGACGCCAATGGGCAGGTTGGCACGGTTGTTGCTGTACTTGCGTTTGGCTCTGGTGACGCTGGCCAGCAGGTTGCCAGTCACTTCGCCGAGCGACGCTACGTTTCGCCGCAGGGCCTCTTGGCCAGGCTTTGCCGCACGCTCCAGGGCCCGCAGCTGGAACTTGGTGCTGATCTCTCGTGGCAGTTTCTTGAGCTCGGCCACGATGTCTGCCAGCGGCTCAACCGCGAACAGGGCCTTGGCTTTCTTGCCACGCCCCAGCGCAAACTTGATGAGCGGCCTGTCGGTGCCGCCGGCAAACACGTTCGCCATTAGGGCACCGTTTCCTGGCAGATAATCTCGTGCTCGCTGCGGTTGCCTCGCTCGAGGAGGCTCACGATGTCCAGCGTGCGGTTGCGCCACGACAGCCGCATGTTCTGCGTCAGGCCCGGCAGGTAGCGAAGCCGCACACGGTGGGTCACGGCGATCTCCTGCTGGCCCAGGCCCAGCGACTCGCGGGCCGTCACGCCCTCCACGCTCGCCCACACGGCCGACGAGTTGCTCCACGTCAGGACTTGCTCGCCGAGCGAATTGGTGGCACCGCTGGCGATCTGCACCGTCACTCGCTCGCGGAGCTTGCCGGCGTCGATCATCGGTAGGAGCCCCACCGCTGCGAGTCGAGCAGAGCTTTGACGCCGTACGGCACCTCGGTGACGCCCTGGCCGGTCGCCATGCGTCGCTCGTACAGTTCCGCCACCAGCATCAGGACGGCGTGCCGGATCGCCACGGGGACGCTTGAGCCGCTTGCCCCGTAGCCCGCCCACCACGTCACGGTGACGGCGTTGTAGTCGTCCAAGTTCGCCGGCCAGGTGCCGGCCCGCAGCTGCCGCACCACGCCGGGCGTGCTGTTGCGGTCCACCCGGTAGTTCGCCTCGGGCAGCGTCGTGGTGGAGTCGTCGCCCAGCGTGTACGTGACCACCACAGCCGTCGTTGTGCCGGCCGTAGCCATCGGCGGGCGTGGTAGCTCGATCTCGTAGGGGAAGGCGTCCATACGCATCGTGAGACGCTGGTGGACGATTGCCCGGTCGAGATACTCCTCCACCCACTCACGGGCAGCCGTGATGAGCGTGCCGATGTAGGTGTCGTCGTCGCTCGTGTCCACGCGGCAGTGCGCCTTCGCCTGCGCGAGCGTCACGGGTTCGGCGACCGGGGCAGTGGCGACGGTGAGGCTGCGGTACTTCACGGCTTACGCTTTCGCTTCAAGGTGGCGTCGGCCCGCTCGACCACCGGCTCCAGGGCCGCCGTCTCGATTTCCTGCTGCGTCTCTTCGATAGCCAGGCCGCGTCTGATCCAGTCGTTCGCCATGCCATCGGGCACGTCGGGCAGCACCTGGCCACGCCGGTAGACGCGGTAGCTTTGGGTCATTCTTATTTTCATTCCTCGGGCACACTCCATGCAGTTTCGGGGCGTTTCAGCGTGTTGCAGAAGTCCGTCGAATACTGGTAGACAGGCGCGGCAAACTTCTTTCCCGGCCAGGTAATCATGTATTCCCCGTGGCCCAGGACGACGCGAGGCGTGACGAAGACTCGGTTGCCGCCGCCCTCGCGGAAGTTCTTCCAGGCGTAGATGTCGGCGTCTAATCTGCCGTCATTCCACGAGTTGTCCGGGCCCGGCTTGGAATAGAACCACGGCTTCGGCGTTCGCTTGAGGGCGGCCGTCGAGATCACGGTGCAGCCAAAATGCACGGTGTCCACCTCTTGCACGGGCTGGGCGAACCAGTCCATCGGCAGCGTCGTTTCGCCGTTCTTCGGCGGATTGTTGAGCGTGCCTTTGAGCGTCATCATCGGCCGCCCGTCTTCACGTTTGCACTGCAGCCCGGTAAGGGCGTCGCATTGAAACGTCATGGCCAGGGCGAAGAGATGCTCCACGTCTTCCTTGGTGAAAAAGGTGTCGTAGTCGATCGTGAGCAGATACTCGCACTTGTCCACGAACTGCTCAAACACACGCTCCATGCATTGATCCCAAAAACATCCTGTAACTTTTGTTGGTCTGATGCCCAGCGGCATGAGGGCTTGCGCCCAGGTAAAGAAATTGTCGTTGAACCCCAGCCGAGGCATCGAGAACACAGCCTCGACCCGAACGTCAACCTGCGAACCGCCGACCTTGACGAGCATGTGCGTGACCCAAAAGAAAACGGCTGGCAGAGCGTTGTGCCCTGCCAGCCGTCCAGTGTGCTCAGAGTGTCAAGCGTCAGCCGGCCGTGTTGACCGACACGCCCTTCGTGGCGGCGTTGTACGGGGCCTCTTCGGCCCGCGACAGCCGGGCCGAGATCACGATCACCGCGTCGGTGTTTGGCGACGTTGCGACGGCCAGGTAACGCTTCTTGCCACGGCAATCCACCTCGATGCGCGAGATCGTCATGGTCGTGGACACCGTCTGCCCGGCGTAGGCCGCCGGCTTCATGTCGCCCGTGAACCCGGTCACGTTCTCGGTGACGGCGTTCGACGCATCGCCCTGCTTGAGCGTCAGCGTCTGGGCCACGCTCGAGGTGCTCGCCACCGGGCCGTAGATCACGTCGATGCTGGCGTAATCGTAGCCGAGGGTGTCGAGGGTCAAGGTGTTGGTCTGGGACGAGGTAAAGACCGCGTTCTTGCCGCTGACGACGCTCTTGGTCGCTGCTACAGAAATCATGTCAGAGATTCTCCTCGAGGGTCAGAGGGTCAAGAGTTCGCCGAGTGCGTACGGAGGGCAACCACCGGGCCAACCTCGGTCGTCGATCCCAGGCTGTGGAAGTTCGCGGTGGCCCGCACGACGCCCGAGACGAGCGTCTGGTCGAGTTCCACAAACCGCTCCTGGCTCACCCGCAGCTGGTAGCCCTGGCGAAGACCAAGGGCACCGGCCATGGCGAGGTCGCCGAAGAGCACCTTCACCTTCGACACGTCCGTGCCCAGCACGGCGTTCATCGGGTGAACGAGCACAACCGGGTAGCCCATGAACGTCAGGCCGAAGCCCTGGGCGACGCTCACGCTGCCACCTTGGGCCAAGTCCAGCCGCTGCATCGAGGCGTGGTAGCCAGCCGGCGAGATGTACCACCGAGCGCCGGGCAGGGCGTAGCGCGGACACTTCGCCATGACCGCAAGGAAGTCTTCCTTGTCGAGCGTCTCGAAGGCACCGTTGTTGGTGGCAGCCGTGACGAGCGAGGCCGAGTAGGCCGCGTCGGTCAGCTTGACCGTCACGCCGTAGTGGCCGCCGTAGGTCGAGGTGCCGTCACCGATGAAGACCGCTTCGTCCAGGGCCTTGGCAATGGCGAGCGAGTGCTCGGTGGCGATGAGGTCCGCAACGCCCACGCCGTCGGCGAAGAGCTCGTTGCTGACCTTGGTCGCCACGCCGAACTTCTGCGCCACGAGCTGCACCTGCGTGCCGGTCATGTCGCTGTAGGAAAACTCGGCGTTCTCGCCCATCCACGCGCCCGACACGCCGCTGATCCGCTTCGGGATCGACAGCACGTCCGAAGACATGTTGAAGTTCTGCAGGGCCGTCGGGGCCACGCCATAGGTTTCTACGTTGCGGATGATCGTGGCAGACATCTCCTCGGGCACGGCGAAGCCGCCGGCCGAGTTGACGCCACCCACCATGGTGCGGGCCTCGACGCCGTGGTCATGGCACCACCGCTTCGCATCGGCGTCGCCCGCGTAGGTGGCCTGGAGCCACTTGCCGACGCGGTAGGCGTCCTCGTGCGAGCGGAACGCCTTCAGCGTCCGACCGTCACGCACGGCCTCGATCCGGGCCTTGGGCTGCTCGGCACGCACCTCGGGGGCCGGGCTGCAACGCTCGGCGACACTGCGGAGGTTGGCAACCGACTCGGCGACCTTCGCCTCAAAGTCGATCTGCGACGACAGCGACTTGGCCTTGTCGGTCAGCCCCGAGAGCTCGAGGTTCCGGGCGTCGATGTCGGACTTGTTGTCGGAGTCGAGAGCGGTCAGCGCCTCGATGCGGGTCGCAACCTCGGCGGCCTCGTTGCGGAGCGTGCTAAGGCGGTCCATGCGTGATTTCTCCAGGGCGTGATTGCCGTGGAGTTCACAATCGCATTACGACCGTGGAGCCTTGCAGTAGCGAATTTGAGAATGTGTTGTTTTCACAAACGCCACCGCGCGAGCGCCGCACCGTGGGCAGCGTAGATACCGCTGCCGCTCGTCGCCGCACGCGCGGCTCGATCGTGTCCGCAGCTGTTCGCCGCATTGACAGCGTGGTCGGTCAGACATGCTTGGTTCGCAGGATGGCAGCCCAGGCGGCGGCGACGCCCCGCAGGGCCGAACGCGAACAGTCCACCTGGGCTGCCGGCTCCTGCGTCTGCTCGGCCAGCCACGCCTCGTATGAACGCATGGCGACGGCAACGCTCGTGCTGCTGTAGGCCGGCGTGACCACGGGCCCCATCTCGTAAAGGCCAGACGCCTCAACCACCTCGCGGATTGCCCGGCCGTTCTCGTCGGTGGTAAACCGCTCACCGCCGCGCGGCGCGACTGTGAACGCGAAGCTGCTGCCCCTCAAATTTTTCGATCTCACTAAGGCAAGGACATCACGCCCTGCTTGCGTGTCTGGGGGTTCCACGGTGTAGCTGATGCCACGATCGTCTGCGGTGATCTCGAGCGTGCCTGCCGACTCGCGGCCCAGTAGCCAATTGGAATCGTGATTAAAGTACGACACGATCTCTTGCTTGCCACGCTGGCGGCTCAAGATCTTGTCGAATGCCCCCGGCAAAATCCGCTCGCGGAAACCGCCGAGATCCACGGAGAGCCGGTTGTACGGGATTGCCAGTCCACGAATCGCCTCGCGGCCGTTGGCCCGCGTCTCGACGACGAGCTCGGCTTCCGGCACTTCTTCCACCAGCAGCGAGCGGCGTTCAATCTCCATCGGTCACGTCCTCCTGTTCGGCTTCAACCTCGACCACGGGCTCGGCCACCGGCTCAACAACCGGCTCGGGGGCCGGCTCCGGCTGCGGCTCTTCGTCGCCGGCAGCCACCTTTTCAAGCGTGGTCATGTTCAGCTGGACAAAGTGCTGGTCGCCCTCGGGGCCCAGCGGGTTCATGTTCTCGAGCTCTCGGATCTCGTTGACGCTCATCCACCCGTTCTGCAGGGCCGACACGTAATAGGCCGACCGGCTCGCGTGGTCGCCACGCAGAAGCCCGGCCACGCTGTGCTCGGCGAAGTACGTCTCGTCCTCGCCCTCCGCGAGCAGGTCGCGGGTGATGGCGGCCTCCCACCGCTTGAGATGTGGCAAGAGGCAGTGCTGCACAAACTCGGTGCCTTGCACCTCGATGTTCGAGTACGTGCTGCGGGTGAGGTCTTGAATCATGTGCGGCGGCACGCGAAACGCCCGGCAGATTTCAATGACTTGGTATTGCCGCGTCTCGAGAAACTGCGCCGCCTCGTTGGACCCGCTGAGCTCGTGAGCCTTGACGCCGGCCGGCAGGACCGCCGTGCGGTGGGCCCGATCCGGGCCACGGTGCATCCGCTCCCACGACTCGCGGAGACGCTCGGCCGCTTCGATGGGCACCGGGTTGTCGCTCTCAAGCACGATGCCCGGCCGGGCACCGTTGCCGAAGTACGTGGCCCCGTGGGCCTCAAGGGCCTGGGCCAGGCCGATGGCGTTGGCGAACAGGCGGTAGCTCGGGATGGGATGGATGCCGTCGTCCGTCGTGAACCGCAGGGCGAAGATTTGCTCCTGGCGGTACACCGTCTGCCGGCCGTCAGGCTCGCGGTAGATGTACCGGAGCCGGCCGTTCTCCAGCCGCTCGACTTCCATGCGGCTCGGGTGCAACGGCCACAACTCGCTCACGGGCCCGCGAACGCCGGCGCGGATCTCGGCGTAGCTCGCCCCGTAGTGCAGGTAGAGCCCCGTCATCCAATCGCGGAACTCCTGCGCGGTCTGCCACGGGTTCGGCTGCATGTGCAGGATGCGGTACAGCGGATGCTCGGGCACCTTCCGCTTGCCGCCGTTGGGCTGCCGCTCAAACAAGTGGAGCGGCAAACTCGACACGCTATCGGAGATCACCCGGATGCACGCGGTGTAGGCCGAGCACGCCATCGACGTGTCGGCCGTAACCCGGATGCCCGACGCCGTGCGGCCACCGCCCACGTTGCCCCAGTCGATGCCACGCAACTCGTGCAGGCGAAAGTCGGAAAGGGCGGTTTCGCTCATAGCGTGATCATGTCCCAATTTGTATTTGGCGCGGTCGATGTGGCATACACGCCGGCGGCCATCACTAGGCTCACGATGCCGTCAATCCGTTCGTGGCTTCGCTGCTTGCTCGGCTTGATGTTCTGCCCGTCTGTCTGAATGGCCACGTTGCCGGCCTGCCACGTCAGCACTTCGTGCCCACCGTGGAGCAGCTTGCCGCCGACAATCCATGCCTCAACTTGGAGCGACGGGGCCGAAATGGCACCATAACCCTGTCCGTAACCTACGACCGGCAGCCCGTCCTCTTGCAGAAGCTGCTGGGTCAAATGCGTCGAGTTCCAACGGTCCACCGCTATCTGACGAATGGTGTACCGCTTGGCCAATTCAACAATGTCGTGCCGCACTGCCGAATAGTCCGTGATGTTGCCTTGGGTGACGTTTAGCAATCCTTTCCGCTGCCACACGTCGTAAGGAACTTTGTCGCGCCTGACCCGTTCGTGCAGGTTCTGTTCCGGTATCCAGAAGTGCGGCTCTACCCAGAAGGTGCCGTCGTCCAGCGGGAAGAGCAGCACAAAGGCCGTCGTGTCAAACGTCGTGGCCAAGTCCAGGCCTGCAAAGCAGACGCGGCCCGTGAGGTCGACAGGGCACGGCACGTTGCCCTTGGCCCAGTTGTGCATGCCGATCCAGCGCGTGTCTTGCTCAGTCCACTGGTTTAGGTAGAGCTGCCGGAAAGTGTTTTCGTAGGCCGGCATTTCGGCAGCCCGCTGGCACTCGCTCCGCAGAAAGTCGATTTTCACCGACACGCCCAGATTCGGGTTGGCGATCGCCCACGTTTTTTCATCGCGCCAATCTGCGTCGGACGGCGCACAAAAGATTGACGGCAGGAACGTTTCGTCTCGGACGGCCCCGGTCCTGACGGCTTCCGCGTACTTCCACACATCCCAACACACCGACTTTTTGTCGTGACCCGCGGTCGTCAGCGCCACCGTCAGCGGGTTGCGTCTGGCACCCTGGCTCGACAGCATTACTTCCCACATCTCCCGGTTGCTTACGTGGAGCTCGTCAAAAATCACAGCGTGAGCCGAGAGCCCGTGCTGAATTCCAGCCTCGGCAGAAAGTGCCTTGTATGTGGCGTGCGTGCTTTCGCGAACGATTGCGTTGCGGTAGACCTTGAGGTGCTGCCGCAATATCGGCGACTGCTCTACGGCAATGCGGGCCGTATCAAAGACAAGCCGGGCTTGGTCGCGTGAGGCGGCACAGGAATACACTTCCGCCCCCGGCTCATCCTCAAGCATGCACCGCAATGCTATCCCGGCCGCCAGCGTGCTCTTTCCGTTCTTGCGAGGAATGGCAAGCAGGGACGTGCGAACCTTGCGCCTGCCATCCTTTTCGGCGAACAAAGCCCGCAGATAGTCGCGCTGCCACCGCTCTAGCAGAAACGGCTTGCCGCCCAGCTCGCCCTTGGCGTGCGTCAGGTGCTTCTCAAAGAACCGCACAGCCAGGCACGAAGGGCATTTGTTGCACGGCTTTTCAGCCGAACATGAGGCGGTCTTCGTCGTCGTTTGCGGCTTGCTTCTCAACGGCTGACACTCTCGCCAGGGCTGACGCCGTCAAGCCGAACTGCTCGGCAAACCGAAGCATGTGCAAGCGAGCGTCTTTCTTGCGATACCACGCCGGGTGATTCATCACCCTACCCTTGTCGTCCATGAACGTGGCACCGTGCTGCTTCAGCTCGGCGTCGGCCGTCACCATGTCAGCCATTGCATCGCAGTAGGCGGCAAGCGTGTGCTGGTGCCGCATACTCATTACCCTTGACGCCTCAAGCATTGGAACGATCCGCTGCCACTCGGCGCGGCCGATTTTGCACAGGTACGAAGGCGGCCCGGGAATGCCAGCAGGAACTTCAATGCCGCTCTTATGCGGCCCCCTAACGCGAGCCCCTCGGAGCTTAAGGATCGGCTTAGGCGTAGGCTTCCGGCCCTTACCCATTACGCCACGCGATAGAACGACGGGAACCGTGGCACGCCGGCGTCCGTCAGTTGCTGGTACTTGAAAGTGAACACGGTGCCAACCGCTGGCGGATCACGCCGCAGCGAGTCCGTCAGCCCTGACGATACGCGGAACTCCGTGCCGTCTTGCAGTTGGGCAACCAAGGCACCAACGAAAGACGAATTGCGGCCGGTGCCGGATTGGTAGCCGACAACAGTGGCCTCGGCATCGCGGAACGTCTTCACCTTGAGTAGCGTGCCGCTCCGCTTCCGCTCGTAGCAGCTGGACGGCTGGCGAAGCATCAGCCCCTCGCCGCCTACTGCCTCAATGCGCGCGAGTTCCTCAAGCATGTGGGCCTGGCCCTCGCATCGAACCTGCGGCAGCACGAACGCCAGGCCGCGATTGCCGATGGCGTCACGTAACGCAGCCTGCCGATCCTCAAACCCGCCCAGCGACATCGGGGCATCAAACGCCGCGAACCGGATTGACCGCCATGCGTCGCCGCCGCCGTGCGACCGCACGACGCCTACGGTCTGCTGGAACTGGCCACGACCGATCCAGAGCTCGCCATCCAGCGGCTCGCCAGCCGGCAAGCCGTCAAGAAACCACTGCGGGGCGTGGATCTCCTGGCCCGTCCGAGTCGATAGTGTGCGGCAATCCCATACGGCCCGCACGCCGTCGAGCTTCTCGCTCATCCACCAGCCAGCCGGATCGGAACCGGCCCACGTCTTCGCAAGCAGCACGGACATCACGCATCCTCCAGGCCAAGTTGGGCCAGCGTCACCACGGCCGGTGCGTAGTCGCACGGCGACTTCGTCCACGAGTACCACATGCCGCCAGGATGCCGCGAAGGCGGCAACACCGACTGAGCCGGAAGCCCTCCGAAACGCACCTCATAGCCGCCGATCTTTCTCCACCCGCACCCAGGAATCGGATCAGCCAGGCGGAAAATGCGGTGCTCGCCACGGCCGCTCGTATACGTCGGCGTGTCGGCGTTCAGCAGTCCGAGTTGCTTCACGATCCTGCGGCCAGCAGCGTCATCGAACTCGACATCGACCAGGCCGCCATGCCCGCAGAGCAGGCCAACGTTGTAGCCGGATGACAGCCACTCGGCGACCACATCGGGCGACGTTGTCGCGGACTCATGCCACGCAATGCCGAGCGGCCTTTTGCTGCGGCGGCCAACTTTCACGCACGCCGCACCGTGCTCGAGCAGGCCAACAAGATCAGCATCACAAGCGACAGACAGCGACATGCGGGAACTCCTTGAGGGTGCCTAATCGTAGACATCTACTCATCGGTTTTGCAATCCCGCCGGCATGCGTTTTGTGCCTGGAAATATAGTGCAAAACGCACTTTTCGGAGGCTAGCAAATAGGGCCGAGAACGCACAGGATCGAGCAGGTCGCCAGCCGATTCGCGGTGGCTTGGACACCCGATCACGCTAGAGGCTCGCCAGAGGCCAAACGCCAGGCCCACTAGGGGCCGTTTAATTCGACCACGCGTGCGGGTCGC